GCCCTCGATCGGGCGCGGTTCAAACATCGGTTCGGGTTTGGCGTTGGTCGCCTGAAAACGGCCGCCGGTGTCCCGAGGCTGCGTCGCCTGCGGGTTGATAGCCGCCTGAAAAGCGGAACTAGCTTGGTCTAGCCCCTCGGGCACGGTCCGCCGCCATCCTGTAATCGTTCATGAGTACAGCGATTTCGGCGGCAATCTGCATCAAACACTTTAAGCGCGCAACTAGGTCGAGCTTCTCTTCCGTGCTTTTCGACGCGATAAGCGCCTTGATGAGCCGATCTTCGGCCTCCTCGCGGGCGTGCAAGAAGGCCGGATCGTTGAGGATCGCCTTGGCGGCGTCGTTGAGCGCGCGCTTTTCCTCAAACGTGCGCTCGTCGCGCGGCTTGGTGGCGCGGGTCACACGAGCCCCCTGATTTTGCGCCTGAGCGCGCCTTGACCGAGCCGGCGCGAGCGATAGCCGCCCACTAGGTGGAACGAGGTTGCGAAGGTCCGGTAGGCGTCGGCGCCGTGGCTGTAGGGCTCGGGGCCGTGCACCGGCTTGCCCATGCGGCTCTTGCGATAGCCGCGCAGCATCGCCAGGCCCTTCTTGCAATTCACCGCGTCAAACCATGACAAGCCCATGAGGCCCCGCGAGGCGGCGATCCCGTCCTCGGGGTTCGCCATCGGCGCGGTGATGATGACTTCGTCGAGTTCGTTTTCGAGGAAGGCGCGCCGACTTTGCCCGGTTTGGAGCTCGCGCGCCTCGACATCGTGGGGCAAGCAATGGGCCTTGAACGTGTAGCCGCCGGCCTTGGCCTTCAGGCGAAGCAAGTCGGTATAATGCCCCAAGTCTTTGTTGTTGTCCTGAATGTAGTCGATGAAGTGCACTTCGCGGCCGGCCACCTGATAGAGCCAGATGCACGTATAGTCGTGAATTCCAAGGTCCCACGCGGTGATGACGGGTTGCGAGAGGTCGGGCGAAACCTTGGTAATCCGGCCCATGGAGGCCAGTTTGTTGAGGATTTCGGCGTAATAGGCCCCTTCAACGGGCGCATCGAACGAGCACTCCATTTCCCGGGCGTATTCCTCGGGCGTCATGTCTTGGACGAGCTCTTCGGCCTCGGCTTTCGAGAGCGCCTCTGAGCCGGTTTCCGACAAGGGAATGATGAACACGTCCCACCGCGGGTCCTCTTCGGCCCTGAGGCGCAGCTGGTTGAAATGGTCGTCGCCGTTCGACGTGCCCGAGACGATCGCCCAGCCGTGATAATCGGCGAGGCACGGCCGAACGACGGTGCCGAACACGGTTGGCTCGAGGAGCGGGTACTCGTCGAGGGCGATGCCGTCGAAATACATGCCGCGCATGCGCTGGTAGGCGCCGGCGCCGCCATAGAGCTTGATCGAGGCCCCGCTCGGCAGGATGGTCTTGAGCTCGCCCTCGAGATGGACAACGCCCGGTATGCTTTCGGTGTATTGTTTGAGGTAGCCCCACACCAAATCTTTGGCTTGGTCGAAAGATGGGCCGACATATCCATAGCGCGGCGGCGGCCATTTTCGCGGGTTTTTCGAAGCCGCGCGGATCAGGTGATTGGCGATCGCCACCGTCTTGCCGGCGCGGCGATGGCAGCATTCGAAAATCCAGCGCTTGTCGCTATTGTGCAGCGGCTTGAAGAACGAGCGTGGCCGGTAGGCGACTTCGATCTCGTGCTCGACGAGCGCGGCGTCGGTCATGCTGGCCGTTCATCCCCGAAGCCTAACTTGGACAGCGTAACCTTGACCTTGCGCCTTGCCGCGCCGCCCAGATTGACGTGAAGCTTGGGCTCTCCCATGCCCATCTTCGGCCGGTCCTTAAACGGAACGTAGGTCTTGGGCTTTTGATGCCGGTTCCTGTCGATCTCGTTAGTAAGCCTGGCGCCCAGCGGAGGGGCGCCGTCAGCAAGTCGTGGCCGCCGGATTTTCATGAGCCTTCGGACGGTTGGGCGTCGGCCTGGATTTGCGCCGCTTGGACGTCGGCGTTGGCCTGGTGATGGCCGACGGCGGCGTCCTGCATCGCCTGGTGATGGGCGACTTCGGCGTCCATTTGCGAGGAGAACATATCGGCGGCCATCCGGCCGAGGTTTTCGACATGAGAAGTGTGGAACTTGGCCGCCTCGAGTTGGATTTTCGCCTGGTCGTTGGCGGTTTTCTCGGCCAGCTGTTGCTTGCGGAAGTCGTCGTCGGCCTGTTGCTTGGCCTGGGCCAAATTCTGTTGACCGACGGCGGTCGCGGTGTCGGCCTTGACCTTTTGGAATTGGGCTTGCGCCGCCAGCGTCATGGCGTCCGGCTCCTTCGGCGCCGTGGCGATCGCTTGCAGTTGTTGCGGGCTTGGCGTCTTGAAGTAGCGGCCGGGGTTCTTGATGTTGGACAATTCGAGAATATCCGTAATGGTGTTAATCATTTCTGGTATACCCACGACCGGATTGTTGGGCCCGAATTGCTGGAAAATCGCCGCCTGGTCGGCCTTGATCTGCTGCAACACCATCATGCGAACGGTGTCGCTGCCCTTGCCCAAGGTCGAGTTGACTTCGACGCCCATGGAGGCGTCGAACGTGCCGGTGTCGACGTCGCTCCACTTGCCGTTGATGCGCAGCGTTCGGCGTTGGTTCGGGGCCTCGCAAACCTCGTTGTAGAGGCCGGTAAACAAATCCTTAAAGCCGGTCTCGGCGAGCACCCTGGCGACGAGCTCGGTCCGCTCTTGGGCGCCATTGATGATCGCCTCGACGCCGACTTGGGTTGAGCTCTGCAGCTGTTTGGGGTCGAGCCCTTTGGCGGCGTCGGATAGGCCGGTGCGCCGCTGCAGGACGTCGTTCATGAGCTCGAACAGCGGCATCATTTGCGCGCCGAGGAACGGCACGTTGTTGAAGGCGACGGCGTTGTTGACGTCGCCGCGCGTGCGGATGACGGCGCCGACGTCGTCGTTGAGCACGTCGTCGAGGTCGGTGTTGAGCTCGTTGACGACGGTCTTGGGGTTGATGCTTTCGGCCGCGCTGTCGAGCACGGCGCGGGTCATATTGGTTTTAATTTTCTGGATGTCTTTGGTGTAGTCGGTGATGCTGTCGCCGACGATGGTGTGGCTGATCGGATCGACGCCGAACACCGCGAATTTGACCCGATTGGCCGGCTCGTCGTGGACGATATGATAATCGTCGCCCATGGTGCAGATGTAGCGGAGCTCGGGGAAGCCATCATTGTCGTGGTCGACTTTGATGTACCACTCGCCATAGTTGACGCCGTCGCCGAGCCGCGTCCCGGCGTAGCGGCCGGGGTTGCGCAGCGTCGCCTCCATGGTGAATTCGTTGATCGCCGGGCCCTGCAGATAATCGAGGCACTCCTCGCGCTTGTATCCCATGGCGACGAGCTCATCGATCGGCACGACGCGCTCATGGCCGACGATCCGCGAGGTTTGGAACGAACGCGCCCACCGATCGAGCCGCATTTCCTCGGGCGGCACGCCCATGACTTTGATGATCGGCTTGTCGACTTCGAATTCGAGCACGACGCGGGGGAAAAGGCCGGTCGCTTGGTCGGGGTCCTCGTGCTCGATCAGCTTGGCGGTCGGGTCGGCCTGGGCGATCAACGACAGCTGTTGCGGATTGAGGTTGATAAAGGTCTTGCGCCGCTTTTCCTTGCGGTCGTCGGTCCACCATTTCACATAGCCGGTCTTGACCGTCATGGCGTCCTTGATAGCGCCATAGAGGATCAAAAATCCGGGGTTGTCCTGCCAGAAAACGTAGTTGATGTAATTGGTTTGCTGTTGGGCGTTGTCGACGTCGGCTTGAGTGCGCGGGATGAGCGAGATGACGTTTTCCGATCCCGCGAACAGGCGGATGAGCGACGGCAGCATGAGCATGATGGCGTCGCGGACGTCGGTCGAAACATATTGCGACTTGTTGGCGCTCTCTTTGTCGTCGCCGGTGATTTGCTCGTAAGTGGCGTTCGGGTCTTGGATGATTTGGCTGTCGGAATAGGGCGAGCCGTTGGGGTTTAACGACGGGTAATAGCCATAGTAATAAAGCTGGGCCAGGTTGCGGGCGGCGGCCAGGGTCGAGCCCTCATAGTCGCGGCTGTCGCGAATGAGCGCCTGAATGTAGGTCTCGTAACTGTCGGGGTCGGCCGGGTCGTAGGCGTCGCCGGCGCCGCCCTCTTTAAATGTGGAGAAGATGCGCTCGAGCATTGACTTCTCGCCCTCAATTCAACCGTCATCGTCCGTTCGGACGGCCCAAATCAGGAACAATCGACGAACACGTCCTTCACGCTCTACATGAAGGCGCGCCGATTAGAGCCTCAAATAATTCAAAGATCAATTCAAGACGATGTCTTGTTCGCGTCGTGACGCCGTGCGAGGCTCAATTCAGCCTTCCCGAAGGCCTTCCGAAGGAGCCCCCATGACCCGAGTTGTGATCGTAGGCGAAATCTACAACGCCGACCTCTCCGTCGGCGGCGGCCCTATTCCCCCCAGCCCCGGCCAGCCGCCGGGCTATTGGGGCGGCGTCGCCCCGCCTTACCCCGACCAAGGCCTGCCTGGCGGCCAGCCCCACCCGAGCCATCCGATCGCGCCGGGCGGGCGGCCGCCCGGTTATTGGGGCGGCGTCGCTCCCCCGTACCCTGACCAGGGCCTGCCCGGTTCGCAGCCGCATCCATCGCATCCGATCGCGCCTGGTGGTCAACCGCCTGGCTATTGGGGCGGGGTTGCGCCGCCCTATCCCGATCAGGGCCTGCCCGGCGTTCCTCCCGGTTTCTGGGGCGGGGTCGCCCCACCTTATCCCGACCAGGGCCTGCCGGTGGGCCAGAGCGGGACGCCCGTCCCGCCAGAACTGATGCCCCCGCCACCCGTGCCGGAAGAAATCGCCAGCCAATACATCGTCTCGGTCTACGACCCCAAGACGATGCAATGGACGACCAAGAGCTACCCGCCGCCGCCCGGCTAATACAGAAACTTTTGGGGCCGCTCGACGGCCCCCTTTCTTCAGACCTTCAACCGGGGAATTCCACCATGCTCAAAACCTCAACGCTTGCTGTGGCGGCCGCGCTTCTAGCCGCCGCTCCCATCGCCGCCGAGGCGCGGCTGCAACTTTCCATCGGCGTCGGCGCCGCCACCTTCACCTGCTTTGACGGGCAGCTATCGTGCGACGTCTCGGGCGGGGCGAACAACCTCCTCACCATTGACCAAACGGTCGGCGGGGCGTTCGTCCAGTTGACGCTGGCGCAATCGACGTTCGGCGCTCACAACACGCTGCAGCTTTCGTCGTCCAACATCGAGAACACAAGCGCCGCGCCCTTGACGGTGACGCTGCTCGCGTCCGACACGGGCTTCGCCGCGCCGGCGTCGTTCATCAACAATAGCGGCTCGCTGACCTTCAACGCCAACGTCGGCGCGCCGAATTCGACGCTTTCGTTCTTCGCCGACGTGCTGAACCGCCAAGGCGCCAACCCGACCAACACGCCGGGCGCGCTCATCGAGAGCGTAAGCGGCCATGCGCTGACCGATCCCGATAGCTTCTCGGGTTCGCTTGTTTCGCCGTTCGATGCGACCGGGCCGTTCTCAATGACCGAGGGCGCGGCGCTGGTGTTGCGGGGCGACGGCTCGGTGACCGGCTTCAACCAGGCGATGGAGAGCGGCGTGCCCGAGCCGGCGACGTGGGCGATGCTACTCTTGGGCTTTGGCCTCATGTGGCTTGGCGCGGTCCGCAAGCGCGGCGTCCGCCTCTTGCCGGGTCTTATGCAGGGAAATCACGCCTAAGCCTTCGACGACGGCGAAGATATTGGCGAAGGGCTCCACGCGGAGCCCTTTTTTCAGCGCCGGGTTGGGGCCGGTGACCCGGCGATATTGCGGCGCTCTCATGCTTTGATCACTCGGCCGTCGCGGTCATATTCGATCGCTTGGCTGATCTTGAGCAATTGCGCGGAGAACACTTCGATTTCGGCGAGGCTGCGGATCGCCTCGTCGCGCGTGATATTGTCTTTTTCCATCATGCCGAGGATGATTTCTTCGAGGCGCCACGGCGGGCATGCTTTGAGGTCGGCCACGAGGTCGGCGAGCGCCGCCTCAACGTCTTTCTTTTGCTCTGCCAGCGGTTTCACGGGTCGCTCTCGTCGTCGGTGTCGTCGAACAACTTGTCGACCGTGACGCGGATAAAGGCGTCGGGCCCGCGCATCCGGCGGACGAAATCGGCGAAGCTCTCGCCGCCGCATATGGCGACGATGTAGCGCTCCTCCTTGTACTTTTTGATCGTTCTCAAGCCCTCGACGGCGCAGTCGGGGCAATAGGCCTTCGAGACAAACAGAAAGCCGCCGGATCGCGGATCGTCGGTCCAATCCTTGTCGCAAATGTCGCACACGACGGCGCGGCCAACCGGGAATTTCTCGCCGGGATGGTCGAACGCGCCATCCCACGCGGCTTTGAGCTCGTCTCGCATTTATTTCTCCTTTTCGAGCGGGCCTTCGAGTTGCTGTTGGTCTAAGGTTTTGGGCTCTGGTTTGTCGTCGTCGAGCCATTTGAGAACGATCACGGCGCGGCCGCCGCTCGTGCTTTCGACTTGGGCCGGTTCGATGCGGCCGAACCCGCGCCGCCGCCCCGCTTCCGAGCGCAGGAATTCCTTGGCGGCGTAGAACCGCACGAGATAGCTGTCCTCGTCGAGGCCCGAGCGCATGATCGACTGAGCCTTGTCGACGTCTTGCTCAAAGAGCTCGTCGATGACCTCGCCGAGCGCCTTGGTCGCCATGATTTTGCGCCTTAGCCAGGCCGAGCCAACGCCGAGGCGGGCGGCGGCCTTGGTGACGTTGCCGCCCTCTTGCTCGAGCGCATGGATCATCCGCTCTTCGTCCGGTTCGAACAGGGCGACGACTTCGCTCATTGCGGCCGCGCCGCCCGCGCCGCCTGGGGCACGAGCGCCATACTCACCTGCGTTTTGACCGTCTTACTGAACCAGCGGAGAAACCGCTCGGGGTCGGCTTGATATTTGACGATGAATTTCAGCGCTATAACCACCAGCGCCATGCCCTCGTCGCGGTCGTCGTGATAGGTCCGCTCGAGCAACGCCAGATATTCGTCGGCGATCGCGAACGCCTTGATCTTTTTGGCCGTGGCCTCGGGGCCGTCGCTCATTGTTGCTTTAAGTCCGCCTCGATTTGGTCAGCCAGGGTCCGCAGCATCGTTGGCAAGTTCAGAGTGACCTCCAGCGTCGCCTGGACCTCGAACCCTTGGCCTCGATCGCCGCCGACCACGATCAGGATTACGCCAGAAGCCTTGATGCGCTCACGCACCCATGTGGCTTCGTCGTCGTACTTGCCGGGCCCGTCGCTCATCGGCGGCGCAGCATTTCGGCCCGGGTCGGCGTGCACGTGCATTGCGAGCATTGGCAGCCGGCCGAGGGCCCCCAACGGGGCTCGCTCATGTCGCGCATGATGGCGAGCATGTCGACGGTATGCCGGCGCTCCTCTTTGAGCTCCTTTTTCAGCGCCCTGACCTCGCGGCGAAGCTCGGCCATTTGGAGCTCGAGCGGCGGCTTGACCTTTCTCGGGCTTGCCAGGCGTTCGACGATCGCGTTCAATGGCGCCTCCTCTTGAGCTCGGGTTGAATGACCTCCGCGTCGGCCACCGGGATCAATTGCTTGACGGCGTGGACGAACGCCTCGAGGAGCATGGCGCGCATTTGGCCGGTCGCCTCCTCGTCGCCCTGGACGACATGGCCGGCGATATGCCGGGAAACGAGGTCGACGAGCGCCGCGCCCTGAACGGCCGGGTCAACACCGGCGAAGATCGGGTAGCATTTCCTGGCGAGCCTCTCGGCTTGCCGCGTCTCGGGCGTGGTCACGCGCCCCCCTTATGCCGCAGCAATTCCCCCATCCGGCCGCTGAGGTCCCGCAAGTCCGCCTTGTCGAGCCTGAGCTCGACGACCGCGCCGCTTTCGCCTCTGACGATGTCCCATGTGCGGCTCTTCGTGTTCGTCTTGTCGGCGGCGATCGCGATGACGACTTCCTTGCGGTCGGGGCGATCGCCGGGCAGCGGCCCTTGGGGCATGCCGGGCTTCCATCCTTCCGGCTGCTTCGCCGTCCAGGCCTCCGAAACCATGCTGTAGCGGGTGACGCCGCGCTCTTTCATCAAGGCGCGCAGCGCGCCGAGGTACATCGCCTTGTCCCTTTCGCCGCGCCAGGGCGTCGGCGCGAACAGGGTTTCCCCGTCGGCGATCATGACAAAGGTCGGCGTGAGCTCGGCCTCTTTCATGTCGACAAGCACGGCGCGGGCGTGGCCGCCGGCGAGTTCAAGCAGAGCGTCGAGCTCGTCGGTCACACTCCCCCCTTATGCCGCCTGTACCATGTGGCTTTGCTGACCCCCTCGGCCGCCCAGGGCTTGTCGGTGCGCTTCGGGGGAACGGCGCGCACTCCCACCATGGTCGAGCCGGGCTCGTCGCCGTACCCCTCCCCCGTCGCCTCGCCAGGGCTATGAACCGACGAAAGCGGCTCTGGCGAAACCCGGCTGAGACGTCGATAATTCAACTCCTCACGCCATTCCTTGAAATCGTCGATCGAATGCTCGAGCTCGCCGAGCTTGACCCAAATCGCCCCGATATAGTCGCGCATGCTCGCTTCAAAGCCGGCGCTCACCTGGCGCGCCTTGTTCGGCGCCTCCTCCTCCGTGCCGGGGATTTCGTGCACGCCATATTGCCGGCTGATGTTGCTCATTGCTGGTAGGGTTCCTCACCATCCAGCGCATGGTCATGCATCCATGCCGCCAGGCGATCCCGGCTCCAAGGCTCCCTTTGATCGCGGATGAGCGCGCCGTGGATAGAATGGGCGACTTCTGGCGATACAAACATTGAGATTTGCACGAACACTTTGCCGTCGCTGTCACGAGGCTGAGTGATCGACCAATCGGCTTCGTCGCGATGCACCTTCTCAGCGATTGCGACCGGCATGAGCTCCGTGGTTTCGACCCCGAGCGCCTCGGCGAGTTTCTCCAAATTCGTGCTGTCAGGGACGCTCTTGCCTTTGAGCCACACACAAATCCGGTCGCGGCCACGAGCCACGCGTTTACCTTCGGTGTTGACGTAGCGGCCCCAAATTTTCTCGGCGAGCCCTGATTGTGTGAGCTCGCGCTCATCCATCAATCGTTGCAGCTTGCGGGCAAAATCCAATGCTAGGTGTTTATTACGCATTTGATGCCCCTTCGCCTTAAATTATCCCCACCCGCCGGGCGCGCCGTTCATTGCGTGAGCGCCCGTCTGATGTCGGCGATCTGACGCTCCAACAGCGCCCCGACCTTGTCGCCGGGCGCCAGCGTGTCGGCCGCGCACTGCCGACAGAAAATCTCGTCGGCCTTGGGCGAACTCATCGCCACCCAAACGCGGCTCTGGCACAAATTACAGCGGCCGAGCCTGCTCTTGACCGGCGGAACGCGCATGTCGGCCTCACGCACGCAGATGAGGACCGTCGGCTGACGCCGGGTCATGCCCGCCCCTTTATGTCCGGCTGGCCCTCGAACCGTTTGATCTGCTCTTTCAGCATCACGATGATGTCTTTCCGGTCCGCGCCGTTGGAAATGTAGTTGCAGCGGCCCTCGCCCTCGCCGAACGGAAACACCAAGAGCACAAAACCCACCTTGCGGGCGTCGCCCTTGGCCTCGCCGTTGAACGCCTCATCGAGGGCCTGCGCGACCCCGACCATTTTCTCGCGATATTCGGGTTCGATCGGCGCGTCGCCCAGCCGCTCACCCCGCGCACCCCTCACGGGTCGACCGCCTCGTCACCCCTCACCGCGTCCTCAGCTTGCAACGCCTTCACCGCCCACATGCCGCCTTGCTGAAGGTTCGTCACCGCCAAAGCCGCCGCCCGCTGCGCCTCAGGCCCCGACGCCGCCGTCTCCCCCTTCACATACCCAACCAACTCATCAACCTTGGCCCTAATCCCGTCCGCCCGCGCATCGCCCGTCGGATGATACCTGTCGCCCATCGCCTCGACCTCCAAAAGCCGGTTAACCGCCGCCTGCGTCTCCGCACACCGCCAAACAAATTCCTCAAGCCACTTCCGCTGTTCTTGGTCCATGCGCCCGCCCGCAAATGACCTTTCCGCCTATCCCTCACCGCCGTGGGCCAAAACATAGATTTTGATGCCCGCCCCCACCAAGGCTAACCCCAAGCCAGTGAAGCCGAGAACCGCGCGCAATTTCTCAGGGTTAAAGCGCGTAAAGATGATGACGAACGCCGCAACGCCCTGAAGCGCGACGAGCGAGCCGCCTAACGCAAAGAATGTAACCGCTAGCCTCTCATACATGCCGCCACACACTTTTTGTGGGGGCCTCTCAGCCCCCGTGGGCCAGTCGCTTGCCTTTCGCGCCCATGCTCGCCCCCGCGCTTAGGGAATGTTGCGGTAGTCCGTGCGCGCAAAGGTCCGCATTCCTGATCCGCTCCATCATATCTGCTCCCGGTTCAGGCTCTCAGCATCGTGAGCCATGTGCTTGAGCTCAGCCGTGTACTTCGCAAGCGAAGCGAGCGTCGCCGCCTCGAAGGCGATAGCGTGCTCGCGACCGTCGCGCTCAGCCCAGACCCAAATCTGATAGCCGTCAAAACCCGCATAAACGCCGTCGCCAAGATAGCGCTTCAGCTTCATTGCGCGCTCCCTCTCAACCACCGCCGGATAGTGGGGATCATCGTGCGCCGGGCACACCAGCCCCAACATGAGACAGAATGAGACCGATGAGACCGTCTCACAGTCTCACTGTCAAGCCAAATTTCATATTCTGAACCCCACTTTGAACCCCATCGGCACGGGTTTGGTGTGTGAAATGGGCGCGGCTAACGACAGGTCGATGGGGCCCCCGGCACCGGTTCCGGTCGAGGGCGGGGAGTGGGGGGCAAAAGCTTTTCGGCTGGAATTGGACGAGGCGCGCGCTTGCTTCCATTGGGTGGGCTAATTGGGTGGACAGATGATGATGATGATGAATAACGCAATGATATCAATGTGTTAGTTGTGGGCTAGTCTGACTGCGTATCAGATAACGGTATGCAATCCCCTACCACATTGCCCACATTGGACGAGGCGCGCGCGATGCTTAAACGGGCGCGCTGAATTTTGACCGTTCGCAGTTCCCCGTTGCGTTGCGGATTGCGTTGCTTGTTCGCCAGCGGCTTGTGCTGCGGTGAGGTTGGCTGGTTTGGGTTGCGTTGCGTGAGACTGTTGTCTCGTGTTTATACGCTCTTGCGAGCTAGTGAGTATTGAGCCTGCGAAAAAGGCCCTGAGGCGCGTTAAGACGGCCGATTGGCAACAATCTGTGACGTTTGGAGCTCGAGCCTGGCGGCCATGCCTAAGGCATTGGCGATTGCTTGCCAGTGTGATGTTTGGTCGTAATCGCTGGCCCGTGCGGCCTTGTCAGCCTGGGTTTTGGCCATGTGGTGAAGCGCGACGATAAACGCGGCTTGCGCGAGCTCGGCTTTTTGTTGCGCGTTCAATGACATAACGCGGAAATCTTAAAGCGAAGCATCAACGCGCGCAATGCGCCGCGCGCACTATTCCCCACAAATCGCAAAAATAGTCACCTTGCCCTCTTGACAGTAGGCAATGTGCCCACCTATATCAGACCCGTTAGTAGGCAATGTGCCTACAGGAGAACACGCAATGAACCATATCGCCCGCATTACCAGTGAACGCGACGAAGCTTGGCAAACCATACGCGAGGCGCGCGACATGCTTTGCGAGCTCGAGCGCTATTTGACGAGCTCGAAATTCGCGGCGCCCGATTGCGACTACGTGCACGTGCGCACCGACATTCTACCCAAAATCGCCCGCGCCCGCTTCGCTCTCATTCAAAACTGAAAGGCCGAAACCGCGCTTTGCGCGGTCGCGCCGTCATGCGGCGCCTGAAGATGGCCAACAAAAGGAAACCCGCTCAAATGCGCCGCGATTTATGGATGTCCGCCAAAACCCGCTATATCGAGCCTGGTTCGATCAAAGTCAGCGACAAGCGATCGGACGCTATCGCCTATCTCTACACTTCCGCAAAGAATGGGCGCGCCGGCGCGCAGGTCTTTTTCGGCAAGCAATCGCGCCCCGTCCTATGGGCGAACTATAAAGATGCGACGAGCCGTAACAAGGCGGTCGCGCAAATGTTCGAAGGCCGCCAGCGTCACGCGGCCTCAATCAAGGGATATCGTGACGAGCGCAACGCCTATGTGAATGACTACCGCAAGGGCGATGTCCTCTATACGTCATGGGGTTACGACCAAACCAATGTCGAGTTTTTCGAAGTCACCGGCGTTAAAGGTCGCATGGTGACGCTGCGCCAGATTGGCGCAAAGCAAATCGACACAGGGCCAATGCAAGGCCGCATTGTTCCTTTGGTCGGGCAATTTGTCGAAAGTCATTCTTGTTTCGCCGGTAAAGAACTAACGCGGCGCGCGCAAAAAGACGCAATCAAAATCGACGACGTGCGCCGCGCCTATCGGCTTAGCTTTACTGAGGAAGCGCCCGGCTTGCGCGTGTACGCGGCAAAGTACGTTTCCTCATACCACTGAAACGCAAGCTTATGCCCTCGAGGAGCTCGAGGGCATTGGCGGGCGCTTTATGTCCGGTAACTAGGCAATGTGACTAGAAAGGCAATCCAATGAACTACGTTTCAACCATTGACGAGCGCGCGGCCGCTATTGCCGCAATGGCCGCCAATCGTGAGGCCGATCGGCTCGAGCGCAACGCGCGGCCGTTTCGTTTCGAAGATTTGAACGGCAAGCCTGAGCCCAAAGCATGGGGCCCGATCTATACCAAACCCGTAAAGGCCAAACGGCCTTGCAATGACGAAACCCACATTCCGACCAATTGCGCGAGCGGGCAAAAGCGTTGCTTTGACGCGGCCAAGCATCGCGCCAAAATCCGCGCGGAATTCGCCGCAACCGCCAATGCCGAGCGGCTCGCTTGGGCGCTAGGCAAGGCCAAAAACTGCCAAGGCCTCACAATTCGCCAAGCCTATGCGCTGGCGATGAAAGCCAAGCGCGCGCGCCTCGAGGCCTTCGAGCTCGAGGAGGCCGCCTAATGGAAGGCCTTCTCACAGCGCTTTCGCTCTGTTTCGCCCTCTACATGGTCGCCTCTGAAAAGGTTTGAAAATGTCCTGCTTTGTCGTGTCTGACTTCGATATTGATATCCTCGTCACCGCCTATTCGCGCTTGTATCCGCACGGCCGCAAATTGCTCAATTTGACCGCGTTCGGGCGCGAGCTCTTGCGCGAAAATATCGCCAGCTTTGAAGCTTGCTATCGCGTGCGATCGCGGCCGAAAGGCCACGATATGCGTGTTGAAATGGCGCGCAGCCTGCGCCAGTTGCGCGCCTATCGGTTCGTGCGCCGGCGCGCCAAACCGGCCGCGATCGCCGAGATTGCGCGTTGCTACGACTATCAGGCGTGCGAGCATGCGGCTTGGGAGGCGTCCACGGCCAAAATGATCGTTGAGGCCCTCATGGCGCGTTATCCCGAAAGCTTGCCTTGCGAGTAGGCAATATGACTATTTAAGCGACACGAAGCCGGCCTCGCGCCGGCTTTTTGTTGCATGTTTGGAAACTTATGGGCATATTGCCCACAAAAACGAGGCCCGCTCAAATGATCCGCATTGAAATCACCGCCGCCGCCTATGCAGTTTTATGCGCCGGCGTTCCCGAGCATAGGCGATTGGAGGCCCAAGGAAGCCCGTCAGGCGGCTTTTACCTTGGGCTGGATAAAATGACCCTAAACCGCTTTATGGCCGCCAGGGGCCCGCGTGAGAGCTACAGCGAGGCCATTTTGCGTTTCGCCGAGGAAGAGGCCGCATGATGGCCGATGAAGTCTCAATCGAGTTTGTGTCGCGCCAACTGGACCGCGTTTTGACGGAAATACGTGGATTGCGTCAGGATATCGACATGCTGACCCGCATCGTCCTTCGGCTTGACAGCACGGTCGACGCCCTCCGCGAGGACGTCAAAACGCTTTGGCTGAGCCAAGGCGATCTGCGCCGCCGCATCGAGGCGTTGGAGGCGCGGCGATGACCCCCGAGGAACTCAAGGCCGCACGCGCCAAACTCGGCTTGACACAAGCCGAATTCGCCAAGGCGTTTCAAGTCGACTTGCGAACCGTCGGCGGCTTCGAGCAAGGCGCGCGCAACGGGCGCCCGTCGACCATACCGCCGCCGCTCGCGCTCCTCGTGCGCTTTGCGCTGCGTCACCCGGCGATAAGGCGCGAGCTCGGCATAAAGTCCTAGTGAAAGCTCAAGCCCGAGGCGGCGCGCCCAAAACGCGGCGCAAAAGAAAGGTTCGGCGCACGGTCGCCCGCGCCCGCGCCGCTTACCGAAACGACACGTTCCCCGAGCGCGCTTGCGACAAATGCGGCAAGCCCTATCGGGGCCCGGCGGTCTATTGCTCGCTTGAGTGTGCGATCGCCGACGCCTAGACTGCCCTCGCGCGGTTGAGCAGTCCGGTAGCTCGGGTTCAAATCCCGCCTGCGCAACCAATTTCGGAGGCGTCCGATGTCGCTTTCAAGCATTCTCGCCTTTGTGGTCGCCGGCGTCGCCGCCAAGGCCAAATCGGTCCAAATTGCTAGGCGTTCCGAGGACAAGACCGACCCGCGTTTCATCGCCGGCTATGACGCGGGCCTGAAAGACGGGAAGCTTGAGGCAAAGGAAAGGATTGCCGAGCTCGAGGACGCGATCGCCACGGCCAACGCCCAAGCGCGGCGCGATCAAGAGCTCATCGATTTGTGGCGCGAGCGGGCGCTCGCCACGCCGGCGCGGCAAGTTGTCGAGTTCCGACCGCCTCAATCCGCCCTGCAACAACAGGCAGCGGCCCTGCAACAGGTGGCCCATCTGCACCAGATGATGGCAAACCAGGCGCAAAACGCCCAATACCAGGCCATGCAACTTGGCGCGCAAGGCCTAATCGACACGGGTTTATGGTGCAATTGCGTGCCCTCAAGGACGCAAGTATGGGCGGCCGATCGGGGCGAATAAGGCCTCTCACAAAGGACGATCTGCCAGCGGTCAGCGTCTCACGCTTACGGGCGACCGGCGTCATCAAGCCCGACATGGCCAGCATCGCCGTCACGGTCGGCAACCTCGAGCGCACCGTCGCCCTCGCCCATACGCAATTCCCCAACGGCGGCGGTTGGTCGTTCTTCGTTTGCCCGCAATGCCAGCGGCGCCGGCGAACGCTCAGACTGACCGAGGACGGGCGCCTCGTCTGCTACCGCTGCGACGGCTTGCGGTACGCCTGCCAGCACAGTGACAAATCAATCCGCATCGCCAGGCTCAAAGCGCTATTGTACGGCGGCCCGGCGAGGCATAAGCCGCGTTGGCTATCAATGGATCGGCGCCGGCGGCTCGAGGCGAGCCTAAGGCGCGCGCTCATCGTCGAACGCCAGGCGCGATTGCTCCATGATTGACCTAGAGGAAGCCAAGCAAGCGCTGATCGAGGCCGACGCCAGCCTTGTCAATGCGGCGAAAAAGCTTGGCGTTCCCGCGATCGAGTTGCGCCGGCTGATCGCCCGCAACCACGAGCTCATTGAGATCGCCCTCGTGGCGGCCGAGCGCGACCTGGACAAGGCCGAGCAGACCATTCGCAACGGCTTGAACAGTAAAGACCCCATGAAACGCCTCGAGGCGGCCGCGCGCATCTTAAAGAGCCGCTTTAGGGGTCGCCGATAACGTGCTACCAAATAAGCCATTCGTGCGTTTCCTGTTCGCGTAAACGAGGAGACACCCATGCCAAACCCGAACGATCCGAAAGACGCCCCGCGCCCAGAGACGCGCCCCGAGCACCGCACCGACCAATCGCGCAAAGGCCACGGGCCCGACAATCCCTTGCCCGGCGAGCCCGGCGGCCCGTCGACTTCCGGCCATACCGAGCCGAGC